GTAAGCCCAACCCCATTGCTGTGGATTGGCGATAGACGGTGGGTAGTCGATGTACGTGTAATCCTGGTTCAGCATGACTCTGAATGGCGGATCTTGCACTCCAGATGGCAGCGGGAACGGAACCGTCCAAGAGCCAGCCATCATAGTGCCTTGTGCCATGTATGGGAGCACCACAACTTCGACATACTTCTGTGTGACAGGGTTGAGGATAGAGCCAACTGCCTGACCGAAGGCCAACTTGTCTACGTTGCCCTTCGTTGGAGAGGTCACCACTCGGAAGTTGGAAGCGTTGCCAATCAACTGTGCAAGTGTCTCCCCTTCGATTGGAGACACGAACAGGTAATCAGGATTCGCTCTTGCCTGCGAGTACATCAGTCGGAAGAGCTTGAAGAGATCAGAAAGCTGGAACTGTCCATTAGATGCACCCGGCTGAATGATGACGCTACTCATGCCTTGCTCGCCTACCGAAGGCGCAGTTAGAGCATTCGGGTTAGCATAGCAGAGAGCGATCGCGCCATTGAACTGGTTCGTAGTCGTGGTTGCACCATTCGATGCAGGAGGATTCGCACCGGAGGTTGGTTTAGTCGTGAGCAACGCAGTGACGGAAGTGTTGCCAATCGGATCACCAGGCTGCGCAGGTAAGCCAGACGGTGTGAAATCTCCAGCGACACAGATGAACATGCTGCCGTTTGCTGGCTGAGTACTACCAGTACCGACATAGACGTTATAGCCTGTGGCCTGGTTCACCTGTGACTGGAATGTGATCGAGATCGAACCTGCGGAAGTTGACGGCAGAGAGATGCTAGCAGCGGTTGACGGTAGAGTCTCTCCAGCAGCAGTTGTAGCAGTCACCTGAATCCAGTAGGTCGTAGGAGAACCAACAAGGCTACCACCAGTAGTTGAGGCAGTCAGGTATGGCGTAGGTGGTGTGTGCAACGCTGTAGCAGCATTGATGAGCCAGTTCTCTTCTTGCAGTTTAAGCGAGTAGAGAGTATCCAACTTTGCACGTGCCTGCAAGTCGCCTTCCAACGCGCGAGATCTCCACTGCGCCTGGAACGTTTCTGTCTGCGGCTGCCAGATGGTCTGGTAGGTAGACTGATACGACTGGATGTTATACACAAATGGGTTCATCGAAGTCTGACCATCTGTAGAACCACCCCAACCAGTCTGTCCGAACGGACCAGAGTTGGTTGAGTTGTAATAGAACAGGGAGAGGACTGACTTCCAGTGCTCAATGTCCGTACCTTTACCTACGACGCGAGGAATCATATTCGCAAACGGGGTCTCAGTAGGGAAGATACGAATCGATGGTGTCTCAAGGACGTAAGGTGTGAAGCCTGTCGAGGTTGAGATACCACGATTGATTGCATCTTGAGTATTCGCGACGGTATCTTGGACCAACTCGCTCAGAGGTCCTCTCAAGATTTGCTCGTGGCTGATGGTGTTGAAATTGCGTACAGTATCCGGACTCTGTAGCATTGTACCCGGTGCATGATTGCGAAGGGTCATCTGCTCAGCCGGAATACCGAACATCTTCGGTTTCATGACGGCATCTGGCTTATTTTTAGATGCCATCTCGTCTTCTAACTGTTTAAGACGCTTCTCGAAGTCGTCTGACATTGTTTATCTCCCTCCGTTAGCGATTTTTTCGACTAACAGGTTGGCGTCGAGTATTGCTTGTCGGTCCTTGAGTATGCCCTGGCGTTGGAGTAACTCAACGAAGGGTGCATACTGGGCAGCAATCTGCGACGGTTGTAGTTGTTGCGGTTGTGAGTATGCACCTGCAGAATTGACAACCGGACCACCTGACATCGGTCTCTTTGCGTAACTCTCAGTTGTCGCTTTTACCTCACTCAAAAGTGAGCGTACTTCCGACAGCGCAGCGTCTAGCTTATCGACACGTCTGGTAATCTCAGCGTCTACTGAGTGCTGGGAGAGGGTAGCGGCAATGGCTTGCAAGCGTTTCATTGGAGCATTTAAGCTATCTCCAACGGTCTTCTCTGCCGCTCGTATGAGATCTGGAAGGATAGCATTCAGGATATCGTCATGGGAGGTTGCACTAGCAGGCTTGCCCACGCGAGTCTCAGTAGCTTGTTCGACTTCCTCTTCTAGCACATCGGTCGTTTCGTACTGATCCTCGATGCCTCCAGCCCTAACAATTTGAATATTGCAATCTGGATTGGCGGGATTGTCTACAAGACTCAACTCAACGAGTTTGTAGCGAGTCAGTACTGGTATTTCCTCACCATCAATAGTCCGCTTCTCCCACTTGCCGTTCTTTGCACCAATTGATGCACCCACTAGCGTAGGTGGCTCTTCAATAAGTTTCTGCCACGTATCTTCTGCCCCACGAGAGATGTGTAGAGTCACATCGATAGCGCGTTGCTCCTCTACTGGGTGCCATTCAAGCGCTCTACCAACAGCTTTAGGTTGGTGCATCTCTCGAATGTTCCCTTTCCACTCTGCAAAAGCCGCTTTGCTCCCATCGAAGTCAAACACTGTACCGTAGCTGTCGAGTGCCTCAGAAGTTGCTCTCACAACTACTTCGCGTTTGTTTTTATCGATGCGCACAATTGGTGCGTAGAAGGTGAGTTCAGATGGCATCGTCCGAATGATGTCGGGTGTGGTGACTCTTGGCATCGTTGAGGCTGGATGCTTGTGCATATGAGTGTTGTCACCATCGTGAGTATGGTCGTGGTGGTGTAAATCTCCGTTGCCATCCGAATGATGGTGAGTATGAGAACCGGTCATCGGTACATGATTACCATGTTGATCGACACCATCCGGTTGTGTCATACCATCGATGATGGCATGTCGAACGATGTCGGCGTTGTCAGATAATTCCATATTGTGATCCTCTGCCCATTTCTTAGCAGTATCAGGAAGTGCATTGGTGAGACCATTATCAGAAGCCCATTTCACGATGTTTCGACGCACTTGATCTGGATCGTCTGCTTGACCTGCAAGACCCCAGGCATCTCCAACGTCGGATGAATCTTTGAGGGGATACGACTGATGTGGTCCAGCAAAGTAACCACCGGCTTTTACATGGGCGTCTCTAGAAGCTTGTGTGCTCCAATCAGCCATTCGTCTAAACTCCTAATTGCGACCCATGCCACGAACTAAATACTGCACGAACTTCATCAGGAGTTTCACAGCGCTGGAGTTGCGTTGACATCGCAGTTAGTACGGGAGTGGGTATAATAGTAGATTGGAATGCTCGTATTGGCTTGCCGTTCCGAATATCTTTGAGAACGCATTCTCTCCACCTACGGTATTCTGCGCGAGACGTTTTTTGATCAGGTTCGTCTTCGTCTTGAGGCCCGTCTGCTGGTTGTGACCCGTCAGCGGGTTTAGCTCCGGGTTGTACAGGTGGAGTAGTCAAGCTAGTAATTTGCGATTGTACTTGTGCCTGTCGCAGTTGATCGTTGGCCAGGTCGGAGACGACGAATGGACCTGACGGCATCATGATGAACGGCGGCACATTCATATCGTCGTAGACTGGTAACTTCAATGCTTGCGCAGCTTGTGTTGGAGACTGAATACCAGCTTGTACCAGGGCGACGTAGGTAGATGCCTTCGTCTGGAAGTCCTCTACCTCCTCGAATCCATGGAAGCAAACTCGGAATCTCGTCTCGTTGAAGTATTTGCGAAGGATATGCGTAAAGAGGTCTTCGTATCGAGACATCAAAGGCTGCATCGTGCGACGGTAGACGACGTTCTCTTGAGACTCACCACTTGCCCTATTCACATCTTCCACAAAGCCCAGCTCGGCCATCGTTAGACCAAACGCGGATGCCGTGATGTTCATCAAGACGGTATCGAACAGCGTGTTGACTGCTGGATCGTCTGTCGGTAGGTAGACAAAACCCTTTGGCAAGACCTTTAACCGCGCGCGAGCCATATCGTTGCCAGCCATCAAAGCATTGAGATTGACTTCAAACTCTTCTAGCTGGTCTTGTGTCCACGGCGAGTCAGATGGTACCTGGATCATGCCTGCTGGCACAGTGCCTTCTGTGAAACGTAGAAGATCTTTCGACTGTTTGCGCAACGCTTGATTGACACGCAGCATGATTTTTTCTACGCGTGGGGTACCGTACAATTGGTTGACCGCAGAGGTCTCTTTCATGTAGACGAGTTCGTCAGCACTCAGCCAGGCAACGGGTACACCTCTATAGAGGTATTGCGCATACGCGGGAAATGGTGGCTCTGGTCTACGACCGCGATCATCAATCAACGGTTTGATAGTCGCACCGTCAAGTATTTCGAGGGAATGCAACGTACCATCGTTGGCAAGGTGTGGATAGATAGCTAACGCGTCTACCTCTAACTGCTCTTTAACTGCCTGCCTAATCCAATCACGGAAGCTTAAACCGTTCTCTCGATCTGGATAGGCAAAGAAGTCCTCGTAGAAGGCAATGTCTTTGGCGTAGACAGATTGATCCTGGTTATCCTCAACCAGTGACGGAATGGGTTCCACGCGGATCTTGAGACGACCAACATAGTCCAACCACACTTGCTCGCAAATTTGAATACCATCGTAGATCTTGGCAACAGAACGTAAATCTGCGAATGAATACTCGCTATCCCCTCTTGGGACTGTCGAGATATTGTCTCCAACGGGAAACGACCATTGACGTGGTCCAGTAGGGGGTGTAATTCCTGGGATCGGTAAGAGCGGAACGCCAGGAGAGTAGAGTGGTGTCGCTGTATTTGGATCTTGAGGAGCTAGCGCATGATACATCAAGTCCATGATGGACTGATCTGCTGGTACGAAGTTTGCTGATGGCGAACCAGGAGCACCGCGTTGCTGCATCAAGAACTGAAGAATTTGTGCTTCTCGGTTTGGTGACCCACCAAGTCGGGTGCTATCGAATCTGGATGGTCGAAGTGGTGTACTATCAGGCATCTGTGGTGAGTTAGCACTTTTGGGTTTAACGACTTGCCCTTCGTTGACTTTGGCTCTACTCAATTCCTCACGTACTATCATCCGAAGGTCCTGCTTACCTGAACGCCGGTTGCGCTTGTTCATGCTGTTTTCTCACCTCCAATCTGCTACGTATTTCGTTAAGACTGTCAGCATGCGTGAGTCCGATGGTTAACTCTGTGAGAGACCACACAAGAGCGTCTAGTCTGTCTGGAGAGGCTTGACCTTGTTCCCATTGACACATTTGGTCTTCTAAATAGGGGAAGGCTCCAACGTGGTGAGCTTTGCCTTGCTCATAAAGAGCAGCGATTGGCTCCGCGCGTAGGACTTTACCTCGGGAGGCAGTGACCTTCTTGTAAGCGACGGATCGATCTACATTTCTAATAGTATGTTCTACCAAGTCGCCTCCCTGATTAGTCTCTGCAACTATCCGATCTGCGCCATATTTGTGGTAAGCAGTAACCGCGGCTTCTGCCCACTTCTGCGGTGAGGCTCTTAACGAGAGATCTTCTAGCACGTAGACGTGACCATTTCCATCGCGGCCAGCCACGACAATCCCGGTCTCTGAGGAGTCTTCTATAGATGTGGTAGCCGGATCAATAGCAACGACCACTCTTGCGAGTGTTGGGTGCTTAACAACTCTGTACGCCTCAATCATCTCTTCGCGCTTCCAGAGCGCCCCTTCGCTATCTTCAAGGATTTCTGCCAATAACTCTTGCCTACCGAGCCGAGTACCTTGATACTTGTCAATAATCTGGTCAAAGAAAGCTTGAGATAGGTTTGCAATGTTCTCATAGGTTGTGCCCTTAGTTACTACCGTGGTTGGTGCTTTGAGAAGTTTTCGCATCAGCTTCGTAGGGCGCGGGGTAGTTGTTACCATTACCTGGGGTTGCTTGCCAAGGCGCAAGCCAAACATGAGTTGGTCCCAGGCATCGTCGTATCTGAAAGCTGCTAATTCATCTACCCAGGCAAACATTGTGTTCTGTCCGCGAAGCATATCTGGTTCTTCGGCTGAGTACGCTATGGCTATTGATCCAT